CGTGCCAAAGCACGAGTGTAACGAGATGCCAACCGATCATACAGGTTGTCCTCGATAGCTTCTTCAGTGATGCTGAAAGCCAAGGCAATAGTCTCGTGGCTGTAGCGAGCAGTGAAAGTCTCTTGTGCATCATCATAAGAGATTGAACCACCTTCGCTTTTAACCGGAGCCGTGCCGAAGCCAGACAACATTACTTCTTCTTCAAAAGCACGATCAGAACTTTCTTCTTCGAAGATTTCTGCGTGCTCGTTTTCGTAGCGATCGTATTCAAGCCCGAACAAGGCGTTAAGGCCGGGTTCTAGCTCTTTCGCTAGTTGTGCGCGTGAAATAGCCATTATCTATACCCTCCTTAAATACCCGTTGAATCCGCAGTGGTCTGCGAATCAAAGCTACGAGTACCCGCATTAAAATGCGCATTAATACGAACCAACAGATGAGCACCGGCAGACGCGTAGTCATTGTTTGCATCGTCATCTACTAGACCTACAACGCGCAAAGGCAATGTAGCTGTAGTAGCAATAGAGGCAACGTTTAACTGTGCTGTCGAGCGTCCAGTATCTGTTGAACCACCTTGAGCAGAAGTGCCCAAAGACGCGTTAGCAAATACCGCCGCCAAAGCCGTAGCTCGGTTGGTCAAAGTAGCGTCAGCCGCGACTACGAACAACTGGTTGGGGTTATCTGCAACAAGCGCTTTTACAGGGTAATTAGTGTCTACGCTGACGCTGTTAGAGCCGGGCCAGTAGTTCAAGAAGGTGGGCTTCTTGGTTACTGAGTCAACATATTCTACACCCATCAAAACACCAAGTGCGGCGGTAGTACCGCCTGCCGTGTCACCGGCTTGGTCAATTACGCCAGAAGACGTAGGAATAACAAGGCCATACTGATAAATGGCGTTTGTATTGTTGCTAGCAATTTCATACTGGGTAAGCCCAGTGCTGTTTGCCGAACTTCCTACAAGTCCTACCGGACGCAGACCAAAAGCTGTTTCTGAGTTTGCCATGATCTTTTCTCCGTTTACAGCGGACCGTTATTTGCGGTTACCGCCAAAAGTTACACGAGATTGACGATCAGGATTATTGATCGTCATTGTCGAATGTGCATTTTCGCGTAACATGTCGTGATCCACAGAATCGATCTGATCCTTATTCCGCTGTGCGAAATAAGCAGTCCTTTCGTTTACTGTTTCACGCGGCATGCGCGCTAAAACAAGTCCGCCATGTCCTATAACACCCTCATACTTCCCCGAGTCCACAACCGGACATTCAAAATCAGGGTATTCATCTTTGCGAACCAACTCCCAACCTTCACGAAATTTATTGTGAATGTTAGATTGATCTTCCGCGCCGCGTACTTGTACGCGTATCCATCGATGAACAAACCCTTCCGGCGGGGGCGGAGCGTCTAAAGACGACGGGGGAGCCCACGGCTTACGCCGAGCTTGTGTCTCCCTTGCTTCTGTTGTGCGTGAGGAGCGTTTGGTGCCCTCAAAACCTTTAAATTCTTCGGACATATTAATTCTCCTTCACGTATTTCGCGTATTCTTCTAGCGGCACCCCTAATTTCTTCGCAATTGCAACTTGGGAAGGGGAGAGTTTAACCCGTCTGCGTCCGGCACTGCTTGTTGTTGAGCGGGAAACACCAGCAACGTTTTGAGCCGGACGACGGCTGTTGTTGGATCCCGAAAATTTTTGCGGAAATTCTGTACGAATTCTCCTATCAAGCTCACTATAATACTCATCGCTCTGCGGGTCAAATCCTTCTGATTCAACAAGTTTTTTGTGAATACCGAAAGCCGCAAAAGTCATGGCCTCATCCTGCCCAAACCATGTGTTCTGCGATGCCCAATCCTCTGCTTTTGGATCGGGGCGCTGAACTTTTGGTTGTTGCTGAGCGGCTTGAGGATTTTGAGCCATGTACTGAGCATAGGCCTGCTCTTGCTGTTGCTGTGCCAACTGCTGCTGCTTTGCATTTTCAAATTGCTGCGCAGAAAGAGCCAGACTGGTAAGCTTTCGCGACGCAGAAACCGTAGCATCCGCATCACCCATTTCAACAGCGCGCTTTAATTCATTTTCCGCCTGCTGCTGCTCTAGAGTCAATCGACCACCATACTCAGTCAAATAACCTTGGTCTAACTGCTTCATTCTTTGACGGATTTGCTCCGCCTCGGACTGAACACCCTGAGCGTAACGCAAAGCTTCTTCTCTCTGACGCTCCGCTTCTCGCATTTTACGCGTTAGACGGTCAATTCTCTTTTGAACAGAAGCACTATAATTCTCATGCTCGGATTCTTGTTCGGAATCTTGCTCCGAAGACCCTTCTTCTGAAGAATCTTGCAGGTCCGATTTAAGACTAGGCTTTTCATCAACCTCTACTTCAGTTTCTTCAGCATCCCCTATTTCAAGGTTATACTGAATATCGTTTTCTTCGTTTTGTTTTGCTTCAGCCATAGTAATCTCCTTACAAGCTCAAAATATCTTCAGGGTCTTTGATGGTTGCTAGAACTTCATCATCATTAAGGATGCGGACTTCACCGCCATCAATCTTAAAACGAGATCCGGCATACCGCGGGAAAATAATCCACTGCTTTTCTTCACACCAAGGACCATTTGGAAACTTGTCCTTGTCCTTGTAACAAAGAGGGCCTTGTTTTACCACGTAACCAACAACGGTCTGAATTTGAGTATCGTCCAAAGTTTTAGAAGACAAAAGGATGCCACCTTCTGTTTTCTCTCTTCCACGATAAGGTAGGATTAACATGCGCCAACCCGTTGGGTCAGGCATTCGATCAAGTAAAGAGCCTTCTACGGCCTCTGGATCTAAAGTTTTTTTTGGCTTTGGTTCTTTATACAGCTCAGATATTTTGCTAAGCCCTTCTTTGGCATTGCTTAAAATATCCTCTTTCGCAGGGTCAGACATCGTTTATCTCCTGTTTCTCTAGCAGGTCAGAAATTTCCTGTGAAAGATAGTTAAGAGAGTCCAGATTGCCCATAAGCTCCCTGTAATGCTCCATACTTTTCACGGAATTGTTTTCAAGAACATCTAAGACCTGAGTACGACGCTCTTTTATTGCACGCTGAATAAATTGTACGATATATATGTCTTCCAAGAGACGCATCCTAGTTTGTCTGAGATGTTCGTATTCTTTATATCACAAAAAATAGAAGGTTAATAGCTCCATATTGCATTTGGTAGATCATCATCGCCATCTAAGTGAATAAAACGAGAAGACCAGTCCCCTTTTTGCTTAACCCCTATGCGACGAACGCCGCTCAACCCCGCTGCCACAATCAAATCAATGGCATCTTCTCCAGCAACTTTAATGTCTACGGCTTTTCCCTTAGCATGCGCTCCGGGGGTGTCTTTGGCCTGCTCAATCGGATGATCTGGGCACCGATAGCCAGAAGAAACAACCATGGGGCGGTTGTAAACGGTCCTTATTTCGTTCAATAAAGACAAAAAGTCCTCGTCAAACACATACTCGCCACAATGCTGACAAGCCAACTCTTCCGGCTTAAAATAATTCTTAGACATTCGGTTTTTCTCGGTAAGTTTTAACACCTTTTTCAACTGAGCGACCGACAACATATCCCCCTAACCCTATCTGCAATAACAACCACGCTTCGTCACTAAGCCGGTTAGGAAGCCAGCCGAAACTGTCTAGCATAACTAGACTAAAAAGCCCTAGCATAACAATAGGGCGCCATGTGGCAGTCACCCAGTGCTCGCTTTGTGCTTCACTGTTGATAATCTTAGACTGACCTTCCAAAAGAGCCGTATTGTATTCGTGAACACGGTCCATGGCACGTCCTTGGACCTCCAAAAGAAGCCTTTTTTGTTCCAGCTTTTCTTCGGTCGAAGTGTGTAAGTTGTCAATAAGCTCCGCGGCAGGCTTAAAAATGCCAGAAATAAGCTCCGTAATACCAACAGACATGACTAGTACACCCCTTGAAAGCGCTGCTTGACACGGACTATGGGGCTAAACCCCTTGACCATACCGCCTTTCGCCATTTTTTTGGGCTTTTTCTTTTTCCCAGCCTTGTCTAAAGCAATAGCAACCGCTTGTTTTTGAGGATAACCCTCGTCAACAAGCTTGCTTACATTGCTGCTGATCTCTTTTCCACTAGAACCCCGTGTCAAAGGCATCGTTAAGCACTCATGTACCGGCCGCCACGAAGAGCTGCACCCATACCACGCTTAGTGCCTCGGAAAATCTTGCCAACCGCGGTATCAGGGGTCGTTTCTTCGGTTAAAGTGGCATAAGGAATGCTTCCTTGTCCATCAATCACAGCCTTAGATACAGGCTTTGGTGGCTCAGAGGGGGTAGAACCTGTGCACTTTACTTTTTTCATATTAATCTCCTTTAAGCGCTGCTTGTTGGCGCTGAAAATCTTGTTTTAAAAGCTCACGCTGCAAGCTTGCTTGCAAGCGACTTTGGTTTTGCTGCTCTTGACTCTGCAATCTCTGCTGAAATTCCTGCGCTTTTATCTGAGCTTTCTCTCGTTGTAGCGCCAATTCTGCCTGTTCTTGCTGGGCATCTTGTTGCGCTTCCTGTGCTTTTAGCTGAAGCTCCTGCTCCTTTAGCTGAACCAAAGGATCTGGGCCCTGATTCTGGCCAATGCCCGAAAGCTGAGCAGAAAGCTGCTTCATTTCGACCATTCCCTGCGCAATAAGCTGCGATTCAAGCGCTTCTAACTCAAGCATCTGCTCTTCAGAAGCGGGCTCGCCACCCGTTTGTTGCAAGAACTGGATAACCGCCTGTTCTTGGGCCTTTAACTTAACATGCTCTAACACGTGCTTTAATAGGTTTACACCCACCATAGGCATTTGAGCAACTAAAGGCGATGTGGCAAACGTCAAATGCGCTTGAATATGCGCATCGTGTGCTTGACCCTCATAAGCCTTCAGTATAGCACTGTCTAACGCGTCGATGTTTTCTTGCGCCGGATCCTTAGGAATCAAAGTTTCTTCCGCTCTAGGCTTCAGAATCTTGTCTACATCCCTAACCCCTAGAGCATAATACATGCGTCGATACGCCTCGTGCATGTCATGAAGCTCTGGTGCCTGAGTCGCTAACTGCAACTCCGCTTGAGCCAAAGCAATTCTCTGCGACTGAGAAAAAACGTTTGGATCCGAAACAGGAATGACGTCTATGCGGTCGTCAAAGTCTTCTTGCTTAACGCTTCTCTGCGCTCCCGCAACCATATACGGATACTCAGAAGGCAAATACTCAGACATGATTCTGGCAAGGAGCTTAAATTCTTCCCGCATGGCATAATGTAAACGCTTATGAACAGCACTCATTACCCGAGAACCCTGCTCTAGCATAGCAATGGTCGTGCCAACCGCGGCCTGCTGGTTTCCGTCGCCAACCTTCATATCGGTTATTGTTGCAAAACGACGCCCTGCGTCTACAACAAAGCCAAGTAGCTGAAACAACGTCGCATCCGGACCTTTGAAAGGAAGCGGCATCAAACTGTCTCTTAACACGCCGCCCGGAGCATCTACATCACGAAACTCCCCCGGTTGCAAAGGCTCGTCTTCGTTTCTTACACGTAAACCGCGAGCTTTAAAACCAGCAGGCAGGTTGCTAAACGTGCCCGCATCAATCAACTGCCGTAAAGCAGCCGTTGCAGTCCGAGATAAGCCCCCTATGGAATGAATTAACCCCAAACCATAAAAACCAAATCCCGGCAAAAACTTGTAATGAACAAAATACTGGATCTTTTCACGCTTCGGATCGTCTTCTACAAAATTACGACGAATCGATAAGATAACCCCGGAATCCTCACTGACCGTGACAATGTAAGGCACCTTAATTCCTGTGGGCTCACCGTCCTCATCCAACTCCTCAAAGCCTTCTAAGTCCAAGTCCACATGAAATTCGATCAGAGTACAGTCGTAATCTATCTGAGAGGAAGACGTGCCCTGAATCTTGTCGTACTCTTCTTGAGCACTGCCTAAGTCATTGTTGCCCTGAGAAGGCAACACGGGAATGTCTCGGTAAAATCCCGCAACCTGCTTTTTACGAAGCTCATTAAACGGCATCCGCAGAACCTGAGCAATGATCGGGCAACTGTCCAAATCACTCGTCTCATACGGAACAACTAAGTTCTCCGCAGGCACAAACTTGCTGACAGCCCGCTCCAAAACTTCGTCGTAATAGACCTTCTTAAAGGTAGAACCCGCCAAAGGCAAATAAAAGAGCATCTGGTCAAAGTCAGGCGTATACTCTTTCATGACGTTCATAATGTAATAATTCATGAACTCTTTGACACGATTGGCCTGCTGAACCTGACCGTTGCTAGTATCACCAAATACCTGCGTCTTAACCGGACCCTCTGAAGGCAAGAGCTCATTAAACGCCTGCGCCTGAAACTGAATCGCCGCCTCGGCCAACAACGGATGAGTTACACCCGAAGCACCCCGAAACGGCATGGTGCGCTCTTCATAGTTAAAACCTAAAAGCTCTAAGCCCTTAGAATAAGAATCTTCCCAATCACTGCGGCTAGCCTTGTTTGAATCATACTGCGACATCAAATCAGACGACAAAGAACCTAACTCGCGGTCATCAACATCCTCCGCCAAGTTGCGGTAAAAATCCCCTTCCTCTCCATCACCCTCAGAAGGATCAAAATCTACCGTAACACCACCATCTTCATCTAACTCAATCTCAATATCGCCCGTCGTAATCGCATCTAACTCCAACGCGCCCGGAATACCACGCTCAGCATCATCCTGCAAACGCAGCAACTCCTCGTCTTCACCCGTCACACGATCAACAAATCCACCAAATCGACTTTCTGACATACTATTGTCCTCCGCTAAGACAATTTAACACATCACGCTACATCGTCCTAGCTATATGAGATAAACTACCTACGCCGCCGCCGTTTGCAAAATCTCTTGGCCGCTCAGGACCATACTGTCCTATCTTCAAATACTGCCTACGCCACGCTGGATTCGTAGGAGAAACCATCTCGCCTACCTGAAATTCCGCAGTGTTCGGCGGATACTGGCCCTGCAAGGAAGGATCTGCTCGACGAGTCTGAACATTTCGAGCCTCTACTTCGCCCGGAATGCGCTGGTAATTTTTATACGCCTCAGAGTTTTGCGCCAATAGATCAAAATATTCTTTTTCGACCTCTTGCAAATTGTCTATCAAAAAACTCGCTTTTTCTCGAACTCGCATTATCTCTTCAGGACTACCGTATAAATTTAGTGTTTTTTCTAAATTATTTGCATCCCCCAAGTTGTATCCGGGAATCTGTTTAAAAATATCCCGAAGCTCTCCTCTACGAGAAAGATCTTTCGTAGATTTCATTTCCTGTATCAGATCTAAAGCCTCTCGTGCCCGGGGTCCGTAAGAATTAAGCGCGGCAAAGGCGTCAAAAATACCAAAAGGAAGCTTTTCTGCCCCAGAAGACTCCTTAAAATATCGCTCAAGTTCTTTCGTAATTAAACGACGGTTTTTGCCCGCTTCCTTAAAATCTTGCGCAAACTCGGGTGGCAAAAATAAACGGTTACTGCCGCCTGCTGCAAAGCGCTCTTCCGCTTGCACCGCATGCTGAAGCTCGTGCAACAAAGTAGACGCAAACTCCTCTTTGTCTCCTCTCTGAGACATGTACAACGTCTTCTCAAAAGGATCGTACATCCCTTGTGTCCCGCCAAAAACGTCCCCAAACGGAGTGGTCCTGACCGTAATATCCTTAAACTGAGGATACGCCTCGAAAAACTCAGGAAAATCCAACACATCATCCAGTTTAAGTTTTCCAGAATCCGAAAAAGATACCCGATAGAAAGGTGTTTTACCGACCAGACCCTTTATCTTTTCCTCTTTTATCTGAGCACCCGAAGGATCTATCTCCATCCGAAACTTCCCATCGTACGGGTCGTAATACCCTCGCTTACTCTGGTTAGCCTGAGCATCCCACAATTCCTGACCCCCAAGCCCTCGCTCCATCAATTTATCAACCCGACGCTTGATGTTCTGTTAACGTACCAAGGATCTTACCGACAGGCGTCACATCCGCCATGTCCAAAGCAGCCATGCCATACTCCATGGCAGAAGGGTCCTCACCATACGCTTTCCGCTGAAAAACCTGAGCAACGCCGCCGCCCGGAACAACAAATTGCGCCGGATTGCCCTCCAAAGCACGTTCTATACCTTGAAAGCCTTCAGCAGCATACGCCATAGTCGGACTCTCAGGAGGAGTAATCGACCCATACTCTTCCGCCTCCCTGCCCTGTTCTATCAAAAAAGGGAGCTGTTCCGTAACGGTTTGATAATCCTGAGGAAATTCTTGAGGGGGACTGACCGGCCCACCGTTAGCTCTACGAATATAACGCGTAAATTGACCAACCCCTTTATCCCACATTAAAAGCCGCCCCTAAGCTGCGGCGCCCCCATAATCCCCGCCTGCATCGGACTAGGCTGTGGACCCATTCCCTGCTGCTGAGGTATGCCAAAAGACACCGGCCCCTGAGGCCCCTGCATCTGAGGCATCAAAGGTTGCCCCTGCGGCATCATCCCGACGGGCGCATTAACAGGCGCGGGCATTTGGGGGGCCATAGGAGATCCCATCGCCTGCTGGGGCAACTGCGGTGAAGGCATCGACTGCGACTGAGCCGCCTGCAACATCGACGCCCTGTTAGCCAACATCTGTGTGACAGCACGCTGACGATCCCTAATCTCCGGAGAAATTCCATCATCCTCCACAACCGCACCACCCTCCGCAAAAGGCAGTACATCTAACGACCCTCGCTGAAACGGAACACCATCACGAAGCAACATGTTGCGCTCTCGATCAAAACTGAACGACGGGTCGCGGTCCAAAGTCACCGACATGCCACCCTGTGTCAAACGGTTCTCCGACGGATCATATGTAAACCGCGGGGTAGAAGGCGGAAGAGGCGGAGGCATCGGACGAGGAACAGGAGGCGGAGCAACGGGAATAGGCTGACGGCCCGCGGTCGAAGGAGGACGGAAGCCGCCCCCACCAACACCTAAAGACGTAATACCACCCGTCAAAACAGGAACATCTGGACCGGGACGATACGAACCGTCGCCCATCGGAATCTGATTGCCTCCCGGCGTAGTACCCCC